ACCGCGCCCGGAGGGCCGGCCGCGACGAAACCACCAGCAGCGCCCGCCACCGGCAGCGCGAACGCGCGGGTGAGCGCGCCAGAGACTCCCGCGGGGGTCGTCTCGGGCTCTTCCGGCCGTGCGGGAGGTGCCACTTGACCGGGCGCTGCGCCGGGGATTTGACCGGCAGCAGGCACGAGCCCTCGTCGCCTGGCCTCAGCCAGCAGCCCCGCTTTGTCTGCGGGCAGAATGCCCCTACGCTCGGCTTCAATTAGCAGTTCGAGGTCCATCATTGCCCTCTCAGGCGCCTCAGCAACTCTTCATTGCTCAGACCCTCGTACTGAGCCCCGGTCGCCGTTTCGGGCGGCTTTTCGTCGATGACCGAATAGAAGTCGTTGATCGTCGGCACGGCACCCTTGTACCCGCGCAGCGTGCCTTGCCCCGGCCCTTCAATGTAGGCAAGCATGGCATCGCGATCTCTGGCCGCCGCGCGCATCTGGTTGACGATGGCGCGCAGACGGCGGGCGTTGTCCGCGGCCGGCGCTTTGGGGTCATACGACCGAGACAAGAACGCCTCGCCTTCCTTCTGCGTAAACTGCGCGCCAAGAACGGCCTTGAGCCCTTCTTGAATCACACGCTCGGCGTTGGCGCGGGCTTCGCGAGACGCGGGGTTGATGAAGGCATTGACCACATCTGGCGTGATGCCTACCACCGGGCCGGTGACGCGCTCTTTCTTGTCGAGCGTGCTGATGACGGCCGACAGTTGATTGACTCGGGATAGCGCGGTGGAGCGGCCACCGGACATCCATTCGACGGCGAGCGGAGCGAACTTCTTGTCCCGCTCCGTCTCGTAGGGAGTGGGCGGGCGCTCCTGCCCCGGCATGTTGACGTTGACCAGCGGGCCTTCGGGCTTGTCGATGCGTTTCGGCGCCTTACCGGGCTCAACGGCGAACACACCTGGGATCGGAATCCCGTTCTCAACCATGCCACGACGGCGCTTGTCCTCGGGCGTGGACACGATAACCGCATCGGTCGGCACGTCCTTGACCTGAAGCAGCGTCGGCGACTTGCCAGGCTCGATGGCGTAGGTGCCAGGCAGCACGTTGCCTTTGTCGTCGAGCAAGCCCGCCGCGCGCTTTGCGTCAGGCGTCGAGACAACTTGCGCGGGCGGCTTCGTGACGGTGCCGACCGACTCAAACCAGTCCTTACCAAACAGTCCTGCACCCATCGCTCGCGCCATCGCGGCGGCGTCCTTGGGGCTAGTCTGCGCGATGCCCTTGATCGTCTCCCATTGCTTGCGCTGCTCGGGGTTTGGCTCGGCCGCGGCTCGCTCCTCGATCATGCGAGTGGCGACCTCGGGGCGCTCGGAAAGCAGCCCCGTGACAACCTTGGCCGTGAACGCGCCGTAGTTCTTGCGCTGGTCGTCGCTCATGCGGGTGCGCAGATCGGCGATGAGCTTGCCTTGTTCGGCCGGCAGCATGGCCAGCACGTTGGCCGTCTGCTCGTAGCTGGGGTTCTGAGTGGCGAACAGATCGGCCACCGCCCGTTGGCGCTGCTCGGCAAGCGCCGCCGCCTGCCGCTGGGCTTCGATCTTTGCCATCTGCGCAGCCCGCGCCGCCTCGATGTCAGCCATCTTCGCGCCAGCAGACATCCCCTGCAGCACGCTCTCAAAGGGCGTGGCGACCTGCATCTGGTAGTTGATCGGGCCGAGTGCCATGTCAGCCTCCTCCCAGAGAAAGGCCGCCGCCTCCGGGCATGCCGATGCCGCTGCCGCCAGTAATCACGCCGGCACCAGTAGGCGCACCCCCAAACGACGGGAACGGAATCCGACCCATGCCCATGCCCATGCCGTACATCTGAGCCGGCATCTGGAGCAGGCTGGCAAACGGTGACGCACGACCCAGCGTGCCGCCTGCACGGGCTGCGCCCTGCTGCTGTAGCAAACCGGCAACGCCGCGCCCCGTTTCCATCCCCGCCGCACCCACACCCGCAGCAGACTGCTGCCCGAGCGCCGTGAGCCCGCCCAGCCGCGCATACTGCTGGTCGAGGGCCTCCTGCAGCATCTGCGGCCGGAACTGGGCCAGAGCGGCCTGCATGTTCCCGCCTCGCAGGCCACCCGTAGCCGACGCCTGCTGCAGCATCGCCTCCTCGCCCTGACGCATCAGCGCCTGCAGGAGCGGGCTCTGCTCGACGCCTGCGATGGCCTGCTGCTGCGCCTCTGCGCCTTGCAGCCCGAGCATCGCCTGCATGCCCTGGAGCGCGGGCTGGCCGGCCTGGGTGTACGGCTCCAGCAGCTTGCGCATCTCGTCAAACTGACGGCGCTGCTCCTCGACGCCGGCCTGCGCGGCGTCGGCCTGCTGGTTCGCGGCCTTGCCCGCAGCACGGGACTGCATGGCGCTACCAAGTAGCGCTGCTCCCATCGGGAGAAGAAAGTTAAGCATCGCGTTCCTCCGAAACGAGGATGCGAGCCGCTGGCCGCTCGAAACTCAGCACTCGCATCATACCCCTCAAGTAACCTCGCGTCCAGACACCCGCAGCGTGAGCGAGGTCGCATTGCTGGCGATGGTCGAGATGAACCCACCCGGCGCGAGCACATGGCCCACCAGTTCGGGGCACAGGTACGTCTCGTCAGGCTGCACGGTGCGCGTGTCGATCACGAGGTTCGACACACCGGCAGACCCGCCGCTCGTGACGATGTTCACCGAGAACGTGCGCGACACGGTGTCCGTGTTCGTCACGGTGGCCTTGTCGATGATGGCCCGCACGTTCGTGGCGGTGTACTGCGTGGTCTGCGATGCCTCCATCTGCTTGGGAGGCACGAGCACGGATACGGTTACGGTCATGATTCGACGCCCCCGATGTTGTTGGATACGGTCAGGATAATGGACGGAATGCCCGGGTGAGGGGCCACGGGGCCAGAGGCCAGCAGTTGCACGCCGAGGTCACTCACGCTGAACATGAGCTCGACGTAATCGCCGGCCTTGAGGTTGAAGAAGAAATTCAGCGCCAAGAACACCTCGGCGTTGTTGCCCTGCACGCGCGCCTGGCTCGCGGAGTTCGTGACATCCACGCCGTTCTTCCTGAACCACAGGTAGAACTCTTGCGCCGTCGAGACGGTCGAGTCAAGCTGGATGCTGGTCTGGAAGTTGTAGATGCCCTCGGTGTCCACATAGACCCGCGATGTCGGCGTACCGATGTACACGCCCCGCGACAGATCGGTCGTGTTGAACGTGATTTCCTTGGCCGTGTTGATGGCCGTCGCCGTCTGCGTGGCGGTGCTGTAGAACGACCCGTAGCGGCTGCGCTTGAACTCACGCGGGGGCGGCGCAGTCTCCACGAAGTCCGCGATGTGCTTGAGCGCGAGCACCTGCTGCAGCGCCAGCGTAGCCTTGGCCTCGCACGCCGCAAGCATTGTGCCCAGCGCCTGCTCGGCGCTCTGCACCTGTCCCTGCGCGTCCGTGGCCGCTGCCTGCGCGCTGCCGGCCGCGAGCAGCACCTGCTGCACAACGTCGGGCGCAATGTCCTCCACGATGGAGAACAGGTTCTCGAAGGCGCGGATCTGCTTCTGATCCGTCAGGAACGTGGCGAACTGATCCCGCGTCAGGCGCAGCGGTGGCGTCTGCGTGGCCATCAGACGTTCAGCGGCTCAAGCCGCGCCTCAAGACGCAGGAACGAGATGTGCGCGTCCGAGTCGCCCCGGAAGCGCTGCATGCGGATCGATTCCATGTTGCCCTGCTGGAACCAGACCAATCGCTTGCGGGTGTCGCCCGTCTTACCGGCCCCGATGAACCGATCCTGACTCCACGACATGCCATCGGTCGAGTACGAGGTCGAGATGGTCGGGTTCGATCCGACCGTCACGCGCCCAGGCAGCGCCACGAGCTCGAGCTCATGGAAGATCGCGCCCTTGCTCTCGTTGTAGACGATGGGCGTGGAGAACTCCCAGCGGGTTTTCTCGCCCCACTGGCTGCTGATCTTGCGGTCGAGGTAGCCCACAACGCCGTAGAGCCCCTCGTTGGCGTCGATCAGGTCGCCGCCGGTCTCGGTCTCCAGCACATCGCCGTTCTCGGCCAGCAGCAGGTCAGTCTGCGACTGCAGCGAAGGCGAACCCGCGAGCCACTTGTCGTAGCACCACACGAAGTTGCGCGCCGGGTACTGCTCGAAACCCACCACGCCGCCCGTGAGCGTGAACCAGATGCGCATCTGCAGCGCCTGGCTGGCCGCGTGGTCATAGACCAGCGTGCGGTCGGGCAGATGAACGTACAGCAGCTTGTGCGCCCGGTCGATGCGGGTTTCGAGCTTGACCGTCGCCAGTTGCGCCTCGGTGTAGGTCTGCAGCAGCAGATCGACATCCTGCGTGGCCAGCGGTGCGCTGGAGGCGTTGCCGCCAAGATAGATGCTCGGAGACTCGTTGCGACCACCGCCGAGGAACGCGAGGCCCTCGTCGCCAAAGACGCACACGGCGTGCGTGCCCACCGCGCCGCGCATGATCTGCGCCCCGTCGATGCGTTGGAACGGGAACAGAGTCCCGCCCACGTTGTCGAACACCTCGATGGTGTGCCGGTTGATCGCGTAGATTTCGTTGCGCAGCTTGAGCAGCGCAACCACCGGATCGGGGTCGATCTCGGACGAACCGTACTTCAGCGGGTTGACTGCCAGCGGGTTGCTGAGGTCGGTGACCACCAGAAACTCGCCGTCCGTGGTCATGAAGTAGCCATCGACCCACACGACATCGAGCACGTTTCCCAGATCGGGGTCGGTGACCTGCGCCAGCGAGCCGCCGTTCCAGTAGAACAGGTTGCCGCCGCTGGCAATCGCCAGCCGGTCGAACGAGTAGTCGAACGTGACGTAGGTGTTGACCGGCCCGCCAACGTCGCCAAGCACCGTGATCGCTCCCGTGGCCGACACGCTCACGAGTTTCGTGCCCATTACCCGGTAGCAGGTGCCGCGCCACTCAATCGCGCCGCGATCCACGCCGACATCGGTCGAGGCTATTGGCACCACACCATCGTGCGGGCGCAGGTACTCCTGGCTCACGCCTGAGCCCTTGGGCACG